GTGCGGCTACCGCGCCAGGCGGTAGCGGGCGGCGAGCAGCTCCATCTGCCTCGCCTGACGGCCCCCAGTGGTCTCTCCCGGCTGGGTTGCGTCGCTGCCCCGAGTGGCCGTAGTCCCGGCCGGCTCGCGGCGGAAGTCGTTGAGTTCGGGCCGCAGGGCGGCCCGGCGGTCGAACGCGTCGTCGTCGCCGCGCGCGGCCAGTGCCACGCCGACCGAGCGGAGCGCGGCGTCGGTGCCCTCGTAGGCGGGGAAGGTGACGGCGGAGACCTCGAAGAGCTGCACCTCGCGGATGATGCGCAGCTCGGCCTCCATGTCGCCCTCGGACGTCTGGACCGTGACGTACTCCCAGTCGTCCTTCACCGTGCGGAAACCGAACGACATGCCGGTGATGTTCCGCAGATCGAGGTTGACGACCAGGTCCCCGACGTAGGACAGGCGGGTGTCGAGGTCCGCGTCGACGGCCAGGCCCACCTGGTCCTGCGCCAGGCGCAGGCTGCCGGCCGACACCCGGGAGACGACCAGCCTGGTGTCATGGTCGACGAGGAACCGGGCGTCCCCCTCGGACAACGTCTTGGTGAAGGCGCCCGGGGCGATCTCCTCGTAGAACCCCCACGTCAGCGGGTTCCCGATCGCGGTCCGCTGGCCGAACACGGCGGCGTGTCCGTCGAAGCCGCGCACGCCCTGGTCGTCGCCGGCCGCGCGCAGCTGCACCCCGGCCGTCGCCAGGGCGAGGTCGCGGCGCTCCTCATTGCTGCGGGTCATCGTCGCCGCCCTCCTCGGGTGGGTCAGGGGTCAGCAGCCGGTGCGCGGCCGCCAGATGCCGGGCGGCGCGCGCCGCCCGGTCGTCGGGTTCGGTGCTCGCGGGCGCGGCCTGGTCGGCGAGCGGGTCGCTGCCCAGCGGGGCCATGTACGTCGGCTGCAGCCGCATGTCGCCCTCGCGGCCGCCGATCGGCTTGAGGTCCTCCAGCTCGCGGATGTCGTCCGCGGAGAAGGCGCCGGTGTCGCGCAGTGCCCGGTAGAACGTGGCCCGCGCCGAGCTGTCGCCGCGCAGTAGTCCGTTGACCTGGTACTTGGCGTACTGCCCGGAGTCGAGCAGTTCCTTGGTGACGCGCTGCTCGGTCGGCGTCAGCCACGTCGGCGCCAGGTCCCAGGTGACGAAACCCTGCGCCTGCTGTTCCAGGCCCGTGCCCCAAGACGTGCTCTTCTCCGTGGACATCAGGAGGAACGGCGGCACCCCGAACATCCTGCTGACCTCGGTGACCTGGAACTGCCTGCTCTCCAGGAACTGGCTGTCCTTGTACGGCATCGTCACCGGGCTGAACGACGCCCCGGAGTCCAGCACCGCGATGTCGTGCGCGGACTGCCCCCCGGACAGCTTCGCCTTCCAGCCTGCCTTCAGCTGCGCGGCCTGCTCTTCGGTCAGCCGCTGCTCGGTCTGCAGAACGCCGCTGATCATGTTCCCGGAGCCGTACAGCTTCGCCGCGGCCTTCTCCGCCGCCAGCCCCAGGCCGATGCCCTCGGCCGCCGCACGGACCGGAGAGCAGCCGGTCACGCCGTCGTAGCCGAGGGCTGGCAGGTGCAGGATCTCCCGGGACGTCCGCCGCTGCCGGACCCCGTGGTCGTCCTGGATCCAGAACACCTTCCCGCCCGGGTTCTCCGGGGTCGGCGGTTCGCGGTCGGCCTTCACCCGGTCTGGGCGGACCGGCCACAGCTGCACGATCTTCCCGCCGCCGTTGCGGACCTTCTGCAGGTAGGCGTTACCCCACAACAGCCGGTGCACGTACACCAGCCGCCACAGCTCGAACCGGGTCAGCTCAGGGTGCGGGTCCTCGAGGAGCGCCACCGTGGCGCGGTCCCGGGTGCCCGACGTGTAGGTGTGCAGCGGCAGGGCGGCGGCCACGTTCGCGATGACCGCGACGGCCCGCCACACCGCCGGCATGCGCAGCCCGCTGGTCTCGGTGACCTGCACCCCGGACTCGCCTGCCGTACCTCCCAGCAGGCTGACCAGGTTGGCGGAGGTGAGCGGCACCGCCGGATTCTCCAGCGAAGCTCGGTGCTCGAACAGGCCGAACAGGCTCATGACCGCGCCTCCTTACGGGACGGTGGCGGCTGGGACAGGGCCCGCTCGACGGCCACGACGCCCGCCAGGCCGCCGAGGATGAGCGCTGCGGGCACGTACACCAGGGCGACGCCGGCGAGGACGGTGAGCGCGAACACGATCTCCAGCAGGTGCAGCACGGGTCTCACCACAGGTTCGGCGCCCCTTCGTCCTCGACTTCGACGCCGAGCCCCCACCGGGCCAGCGTGGCGGCCACCAGCGGACTGATGTCCACGGAGACGATCCGCCGGGCCCACGCCCACGCATCACCCAGCGGACGCCGCTGTGCGCCCGCCAGAGCCGCGGCGAGCGGCGCCTGGTCCAGATGGGACAGGGTCTGTTCGGTGGCCGCGTCGTAGAACTGACCGCACGCCGCGGCCACCTCTCGGCCCTTCGGCTGGACCACCTCAACGCCGAGCCGCTCCTCCAGCTCGGCGATGAGCGACCCGGCGGGGCCGGCCCCGTCGACGACCCAGCAGCGCGGCCCCCACTTCTCGTGCAGCTCGACGGCCCGCTCGAGGATCCATCCCGTCCCGGGCCGGTGGTCTACGACCTCTACGTGCGTGCCGCCCCGCCACTCACCGGCCACGCAGATCGCCGCGTGCGACCGCTCCGGCGTCATGTCGATGGCGAACGCCACCGGGTCCGAGGGCTGGCTCTCCGCCGCCGCCAGGGCCCGCCAGACGTCCTCACCGATGACCTGCCAGATGTCCGCCTCGTCGGCCGGGTACTCGCCCACACCGAGCCGCTCACGCGCGTACCCGGCGGCGCTCAGCGTCAGCCGCTCGTTGCGGACCTTCTCCAGCGTCAGCCGGTAGCCGACCGCGGGGTTCGCCTTCAGCACCGCCTCGTCGCTGCCGGCGTCGTCGTGGTCGGTGCAGCCGTTCGGGCACTCGTCCCGGTGCAGGTCCGCCGACCACTCGAAGTAGGCGAGCGACGGGTCCGGCGTCCCGGCCTCCAGCGCGGCCAGAGCCCGCCGGCGAAGGCGGCCCAGCTGCACCGAGGGTGCGCCGATACCGGCGCTGCCCAGGTACCAGATCTGCGGGTTGGCGACGGCCGCCATCGTCGGCAGCAGGGCGTCCATCGCGTCGTCGCCAAGGATCATGTCCTCGTCGAGGATGTTGCAGTCGCCGGTGAAGCCGCGTCCGGAGCCCTTCGACCGCGCGATGAAGCGGAGCGTCTGCCCGGTGTGCAGCTCGATCGACTCCTCGCCGACCGTGTACCGGTACGCCTTCACACGTTTGTGCAGGTCAGGGCATCCCCGGATGAGACGCTCGACTCGCTTGAACGCGGCCTTCGCCGTCTTGAACTCGTGCGCCGAGTGGAGGATGAGCTGCTCACCGCCGATGAACAGCCCCCACAGTTCGCGGGCTTCGATGATGCCGCCCTTGCCGTTCTGGCGCGGGACGTTGACGCAGCACTCGAACGCCGACCAGGAGCCGTCCGCGTCCTCGCCCATGCCGCGCCGCAGCACGTGCTGCTGCCACGGGTCGAGCTTCAGGCCGGCGCGGGCGGCGAGGTCGATGGCCTCCTGGCCCGCGCTGGTGACGGACGGCGGGACGGTCTCGACGGGAGGCTGCTGCCAGCCGTACACCTGGCCGTCGTCATCCGTCGGAGGCTTGCTTGCGTGCGGCCTCGCGGCGCTTCTCTCGCTGACGAGTGATGTCATCGACCGTGTCCCCCTCCTCCCTGACTGGGGCCAGCTTGCGGAGGTCGGCCATGATCGAGCGGAGTTCGTGAGCGGCTCTGGCCTTGACGCCGGGGACGTCGGTGTCGGCGATCGCCTTGGCGAGGTCGAGCGCGACGGCCGCCATGCCGGGCGAGGTGTCGTCGGCGGAAAGCTCCTCAAGCTCTTGAGTGATCTTGTCGACGACGCCCATGATCACCCCCGACCGTCACACACAGTCACGTCACGCTGAGTAACCGTCCACTAATTCAGCCGAACTGAGTTCGCGTGGATTAGGGAGCGATTCGGGC